ACTGCGAACCCGAACCCTTCACCAGCGGCTCATACACCATCGACACACCCACCCTGTCAACGATGATGAACTGGCCGAAGTCGCCGAAGATCGCCTCGAGCGAGCCGACCGACTTCGTCGCCGACATCGAAGACGACTCATAGATCGGCGCACCCAGCAGCGTCTCCGGCTGCCCCTTACCGAGGTTCGTCCAGAAACTGGAACCACCTGCGGTGTCGAGCTGCCGGAACGCGTTGATGATCGCTACGTTCGCGACCCAGGAGCAGCCGGGCGCGTTGCGGAACCGGGGCGGCAAAGCGCCCTGGGTCGCGTACACGTCGCCGACCGCGATCACCAGCGTCGTCGCCGTGGTGACGACCGTGGTCGCGCCGGTGACAGCACCCGTACCCGGGTACGAACCACCCGCGACACTGAACGCGTTCTCCTCGAGACGGTCTTTCGCGTCAGCTAGCAAACCTGGGAGCTGCTGCCCGAAATCGGTGTCCTCCAGCACCTCATACGAGCCGAACACCCACGCCGCGGCCTTCGCCGGGGTGACGACGATGTTCGCGACGGTCGGCGAGTTGTCGGTGACGGTGCCGCCTTCAGACAGCCACGCCGCGTTCACACCAGCCGAGTTGACACCGTTCCACGTGTTCGACGTAGTCGTCTTCACGTTCGAGATACGCCGCCACGGGTTCGCCGACGACGCGTTGGTGAGGATGATCGTCGGGTCGAGGACGAACGGGAGCAGATACCCACCGTTGGCGAGGGTGAGGGACAGCGCGGCACGTTGCGCTTCGCCCTGCGGGTCCTGCAAATAGGCTTCGAACGTTTCGCGGTAGTCGTCGCCGCCGGTCAAAAGGACGTGGCGGGCGACGTTGTTGTCTTTGGTGAACCCGTAGTCCTGGATCCGCTCCGTCACCGCTTCGGCGTGATCGGGGGACAGGTTCGCGCGTTTGACTTCGAGTTCGACCGCGTCGAACGCCCGTTCCCGCAACTCGCTGCGGCGCATCAGGATCTGGTTCTCGGACCGGATCATGTGGTTGCCGTCGTACGGGTCGCGCCGGTTGCGGATCACCAGTTCTGGTGTCCCATCCACCGCCCCTACCGCGGGTTCGCCGTTGGCGGGGTCAGCGGCGGCGCGGGTGATACCGCGTACTTTGTCCATCCGCTCAACGATCGGCTTCGCCTTGGAGTCGAGTTCCTCCCACCGGGAGATCAGCGTGTCCCGCAGGTCGCCGCCGTCTTCTTCGGTGACAGTGTCGTCGTCTTCCATCCGCTGCAGTTCCTCGCGGATCCGTGCCTGTTCCTCAGTGATCTCTTTCAGCGTGCTCACAGCTGGGCACACTCCTGTCTGGATCTCGTTTACCAGACCAGGCCCGCCTTCTGCCGTGCCTCCTGCGAACGGAGGACGTAGAGGGCGTGCTGGTGATACCGGGCCAAGTGCCCGGCACCATCAGGTGTGGGCGGCTCACCGGCGGCGGCTCCCGCATCGGGCAGGAGTGCCGCATCAAACTCGTCATCATCGGGCGCGTCCCACGCGCCGGGGACGGCCATGCGGACACCGTTGATCTCGGCGCCCTCATATGCGGGGAACAGCACCGGCCCATATTCGCGCAGGCCGAGTTCCATCCGGCGTACTGTCGTCAGCTGCCCGGCCTTGTCGGGGGTGTAGCGGGTGTAACGGCCCCGTTGCGGTTCCGACCGGACAATCCGCCCCGTGAACGACATCGATGTCACCGCGCCCGACCGGACGAGTTCGAGCACCTCATCACCGAGGGGGGTGGCGACGAACCGGGAACGGGTCAGCAGGCCGCGGGGGGTGGCTTCGATCGACACGGGGACCGCGACCGGCATCGCGAACTGCGCCGCCGGCCGCCCATCCGTGTCGCGCCCATGGTTGAACATGACCTTCACCTGCGCGACGCCTTGCCGGGCGCGTTTCAGGTCGGCGAGCCGCTTGTTGAACGCCGCCGGTTCGATCAGCTCCCGGTAATGCCCCTCCGGGTCCTTGATCTCCGTCTCAGTATTGAACACCGCAGCGAACGCTTCCATCGTCCGCCCATCGCCACCGTCACCCGAACGGATGATGTGGAGATCCTCGAGCGGGTAGTCACGCATCAGTTCCGACCGCGACGCGCCACCCATGCTGCTGTCGCCGCTGGACGAGCCACCAGGGTGCTCGCCGAATTTCTTCTGCGCGGCGAGGACCTTCGGGAGGGCCTGCTTGCCGAACTGGGCGCCCTGCGCGATGCGGGCGGCGGCGTTGTCCGCGTGACTCTTGTCGTGGATGGGGAAATGCCGCAGCGACCGGGGAACCGTCTTCCCCGAGGAGTCCTTGCTGCCGCCGGGTTCGATGTACGCGAAATCGGAATCCGGCAGGTCGTTGACCGACTGTGTGGTCATCTCCGCACGTGCCGCCACGGTGGACCTCCTGGCCCCGGTTGATGCGTGTGCTTTCGCTTTCAATGCTTCCCAGTCGGCGATGTTCTTCGCCGCCGCCGCCTGCACATCGGGATGCACATGACGGCCGTGCCCGTCGTGGCCGGCGGCCCAGTTTTTGACGATCCCCACCGCTTCCTCGATCGCGGTGGACTCGTCGTGCCCTTGGGCGATCAGATGGTGGGCGACGTGCTGAATGTAGGCGGGGAGCTGCATCGTCTTGTGATGCCACAGGCCGGGGCCACCGGGTTTGCCGATCGGCTCGTGAACCGTCGACGCCTCCGCCGTGTGCGCCGTCCTGTAAACGTCCCTCAGCCACGCAGGTACCCGGTCACCCGCCGGGGCGCCCATTAGGGGCGCCTCGTGGCTGCTGGGCGCCTTCCCGGCCTAGTCTGGTTGCCGCCGTCCGCCGGGGACACAGCCCCGACCGGCAGGCGGGCCACTGAACCCGCCGGCAACGGCTGCATCCCCGGCGTCGGCCCCGACCCCGGTGGCTGCGGCAACATGTGCTGCTGATTCGCCCCACCCGGGTGGGTTTGCACCGGGACCGCGCCACCCTGCAACTGCGACACGTCACCCGACTGGATCATCGACACCGCCGATTCCTGCGTATATCCCGCCTGCGCCAGCACCAGCAGCGCCTGAGCGCGGACGAGGGCGACTTGCGCCTGGTTCGTTTCGGTGTCTTGCAGGGCTGCGATACCCGACGTGTCATACCAGAGTTTGACCGCACCCTGATCAACGTCATTACCGGGTGTGAACTTCTGCAACGCGCCACACACGCTGCGCCACTGGGGCCGCGCCCACAAGTTCGCGAACTTCACCAAAGACTCTTGATACCCGCGCCCGGCGCCACGCAGCGGCTCGAGACCGACGAGGACCGCTGGGACACCCGCGGCGGCCAGGATGCGTTCACTGCCCGCCGACTGGACGTTGCTGAAGTCCATCTGCTGCAAGTTGTTACCGACGACCGTCAGGTCAGCGCCCTGGTCGAGGACGATCGTCTTAAACGCGTTATCCACACCCCCATACCGGGCTTTCAAACGTTCCGTCAGCGAATCGACCGTCCCCGGCTGCAGCTTCTGCGCATATTTGATCATCAAATTCGGTGTCGCAGCATGAGACAGGTACCGCGTCTTATATCCCGTCATCGCCGTATCGGCCTGTGCGTCCTGCAGCACCGCCGCCAGCCATGACATGCCCCGGAATGTTGCACACGGATCCGGCACCGGCGCCCAGTGCGCCAGCTCCTCCACCGGCACCGTCTGCGGCTCCCCATACGCGGGCTGCTGCTGCGCCGGCGGCTCATAATGAAACCCCGTCTTACGCCGGTACGGCCCATTCGGTCCCTGGGCGACCTCGGAGATGATCGTCACCCACTCCGGCCGCCACCGCACCAGCTGATCACCCGCGTTCCAGATGAACGCGTTCCCCGCCAGCGACACGTCCTGCTCCATGCGGGCCAGCAGCTCACCCGTCGTCCCATCCGGCCACGGCTCCTCCAAAACCCGCAGCCGAGGATCCCCAAACAGCGACTTGTCCGACATGCGTTTGAACTGCAGTTCAGCCTCAGCGAACAGCAGCAGACGGGTCAAAATAGCGGCGAACACGACCGCGTTCGCCCCATACACCTGCTGCGCCGCCCCCACCAGCGCGGGCAGAATCTTCTCCTGATCCGGCGACCCATACGAGCTCGTGAAAATCGCCGCGCCGCTGGCCATCCCCTCCCAGTAACCAGCACGCGACGCGGTCAAACGATCCAGCAACCTCACGAGGCACGCGCCCGGTCGAACACCTCACCCAAATGCACCGGCACCTGACCCACCACCGCCCGCCCCGCAGCCTCCCCATGGCCGTCATCACGCAACAGAGCCCACACCCCGACACACAGCGAATCGAAGATCACCGCGACACCCAGCGCCCACCGCCCGATCAGCCACCCACCAGCCGCCACACCCACCAGCGACACCACCAGCAGCACGATCGACAGACGCACAGCAAAGTCACCCGGCCTTACGTCGCCAGTCAGTGAAGGCGATCACATTCGAACTAGCCGCAGCACGGCTTGGTGACGGCGCGCCCGGCGGCGGCGGCGTAATCCCCCGCGATTTCAACACCGCCCGCGCTTTCTTTGCGAGCTCGCGGGCATCATGCCGTGGATCGCCGTAGCGCGGCCAGAACGCGGCTGCAACTGGATCAAACTGCGACTGTTGCAGATAGATCTCATCCCACTTTTTGGCTAGGGCTTCGCAGAGTCGCTCAAGCTGGATCAGATCACGGTCTTTCATGCCGCGTCCCGGCGCCGGGCGTTCGCGGCCTTGATGATTGACTGCAGTACCGCCAGTTCAGGACTACGCGGCTCCAGGAGCATCGTGATCCACAACAGCAGTTCATCCGCTGGCCGGAACCACTCCGTACCCGAGATCCTGTACGCGGCCCACATCTTCTGATGACGACGCTCCTCGAAGCCACCGCCGCGGAACTTCAGCAGATAGATCAGCTTCAGCTCACCACCGCGCCGGCTGAAATCGCACGTCCGGCCGATCTTGATGTCATGCCCATCGGTGGCGTAATAGACCCACCACTCAGGCGGTTCGGGCAAGCCTGGAAACAGCGACATCGTCGTCATTGAGGGCTCCTATCTGTCACATGACCCACGCGCCGGGCGCGGCGAGTTCCTCCCACCGCCTAAAACCCCAGCAGGCCAGCGTCGCCGCCACCAACGGCGCCTGATCCACCGTCACGCGCCGCTCCCACGCCTGCGCACCCGCCAACGGCCGCTGCTGCCCCGCGCGGACCGCCGACGTCAACGGCGCCTGCTCCAAATGCACCAGCTGATGATCGTTCACCAGATCCAGAAACTCGCCATGCGCGACCGTCACATCACCCGGCCCAGGCTGCGACACGGCCACACCCGCCTCC